TTGTTCTAAATCCTCACCTTTCATGTTTAATCCTCCATATATTCCCATACTAATTTTTCACCTGTTACTGGATGTTTTCCTGATGTCTTTAACTTGCCTCTGCAACATTTTGCAATCCCTGTTTTATCTCCGTTATATTTAACTGCCGCTTCTACTACAGATCCAAATATTTCATCTGTAGTTATACATCTAACTCTTTTAGATAACGGGTTTTTCCCACCTTTTCTCATTTCACTTAATTTTCGTTTAGTTTCTTCTGTATGATATCTACCTTTAGATGTTTCACCAATTTTTTTCTTAGTTTCCTTGCTATGTTTTTTCCCTTTTCTCATTTCACTTAATTTTCGTTTAGTTTCTTCTGTATGATGTATAGGTCTGCATAATCCTATTTTCCATGCATGTTGCTTATTTTCCTTACCTGTACACCATTCTAAATTTGTTATTGCATTATTTTCCTTATTTCCATCTATATGATTAACTTCTTTTTTATTTTCTGGGTTGGGTATGAATGCTTGTGCCACTAAGCGATGAATTATTTTAGTGTATTGTTTTCCGTTTTTATGTAAGTTTATTATCGAATATCCGCCTTTGTTTTTTCTAGATTTTAATGCTCTAATTTCTTCTGTGTTTCCATAATTCAAACTTCTTACATTTCCTAAGCTACTAACTTCGTAATTTTCAAATCTTTCTATAGGTTTCCATTGTTCTTGCATATATTTCGACCTCCGTTATTCATTTCTTAATTATATTATAATACTTTTTTGCAAGCACTTGCAAGTAGTTGACATATATATTATAATAATTATAATAAAACTGAGGTGATATAATGGTTGATAAATATAAATTAAAAAACAGAACAAGGATATCAAATGCAGTCGATACCAAACTTTGGAAAGAGTTACAACAATATTCAAAAGAAAGCATGATCCCAATATCTAAATTGCTAGATAAAGCAATATCTGAATTATTAGAATCTATTAAAAAGAATAGCTAATAGGAGGCGATATAATGAGAACTTGTAAAGTCTATATAATAACTAATGATGTTAATTCTAAAGTATATATAGGTCAAACAACTAATTCTATACATGAAAGATTTAAACAGCATTGCAATACCAAATATACTAAACTTGGAAAAGCAATAAGTGAAATTGGTAAAGAACATTTTCATATTTCTATATTAAAAGATAATATCGAAAATCTTGATGTATTAGTAAGTATTGAACAATATTATATAGATAAATATAATTCAATAGAAAACGGTTATAATTCTTCAAAAGCTACTCGTTCTCAAGTTAAATCTTTGAAAGATGTTAAAAAAAGCAAACTACCACTTACACTTGATAGCGAACTACTTAAAGCTATTAAAGTTCAAGCTATCAAAGAAAATACCGATGTATCTAAGATATTAGAAAAGTTAATAGCTGATTATCTTAAGTCGAGAGAAGGGAAATAACCTTCTCTCTTTTATTTTTACCCTTCTGCATTTTTATTTAGTGTGTATCTTTCCATCTTCTGCCCCCTTAAAACGTACTATCCAAGTTTTTCTGTATGGTTTCTTCTGTCCCACCATTCGACCTACATTTTTGCTGGATATTTCTATGAAATATAAATCCATAAAGTAATTAGCTAATGCGTATTGACTTGGAAACTCTAGTATTTCTCCTGTCTTGATATTTTCTGCTACTACTGATTTACCTCTACGCATCTTCCTTAGCTTCCTTTGTTCTGTATGGTGTTAGCATTACATATAACTTATGTATTAGTTCTTTCTCTTTCTTTTTTCTGATCTTACATCTTGATGTTTTTGGATTTTTTGCTACTCTTTGTGCATTATAGTAATTTTCTCTACACTCAAAACTGCAAAATCTTTGTTTTTTTCTATTTGTTTTGTATTCCTTTTTACAGCATTCGCATACTTTTACATTGCTATTTTCTTTAATATAATTAATTTCCCATGTCTTTTTGTATGGCACGTCTTGTTTTATAATCGCAGCCACACTGCTTATGTATATTTTTTTGCCATATACATCTGTAAGATAATCCGCTGCTTCTTTTTGGCTTGCAAATTCTAACGTTTCTCCAGTTTTTATATTTTTAGCTACAATTAGATTTTGTCCCATGTTATCTCCCCCTTCTTTTTACTTCTTTTGTTTCTAATTCTTCTAGGTATTTCTGTAATTCCTGAGCTGATAATTTATATTCTTTTAATGTATTATTTTTGTAATTGCCCTTTAGCTCTATTTCTCCAAACGGTAGAGAATACACGCCACCTTTGTTTTTTCTTGGCTTAACTCTTTTCGTTGTTTTCCCCTTTTTTCTGTTTTGTAGGTACTCTTTCTTTATGCACCCACAAGATTTTGTTATACCATGCTTTAAGTTGCCCTCGCTTACCGTTACTACATTTCCGCATTCGCATTTGCATCTCCAGTATCTTCTTCTACTTTTCACATAATCCAATTCCAATACTGTCAATCTTGCGAATTTTTCCCCTACTAAGCTTGGTCTTGGTGGTTTTACAAGTTTCATTTCTTGTACATATTTTTTTACAGTTCCATCCGCTCTGCCTATTTCGTTTGCTATTCGTAGGATACTATAACCTTTTTCGTACAATTCTTTTATCTTTTCTAACTCTAAGTCATTTACTTTACTAGCCACGATTATCCCCCTTTCACCTAGGAGAACTAACTCCTAGGATATTTATTTATATAATTCCTCTTAGTCTATAATTGTTGCTAAAATCTCTAGGAAATGTTATTATATTATTTTGAGCCATTTCTACGATTCGTGAACCAACAGCTTCATCAAACATCAATATTTCCTTAATTGATTTCTCTGTTGATATAATTATTGGTTTGCCTTTTAAGTATCTAGTGTTAATTACTTTATATATGTATTTTCTGTCAGCTACTGTAGGTTCACCTTTTAAGAAGTCGTCTAGGAATAGTACTGTTGGATTTGTATATTTTTCTAATTCTCTTATATAGTCTGTTTCGTCCATACTTGTTTGTTTTAAGTTAGTTAGCATACTTAGATATTCTTTGTATACGCAGCCTATATTGTTGTTAATAAGTTCTAGCATAGTTCCTATTCCTAAGTGTGTCTTCCCACTACCAGGTTGTCCTGATAATATAAGCCCTGCATTATTTCCTTTTTTTAGAAAATCTTCAATATACTGTTTAACCTTAAATTTCGCCTCTATTTGCCATTTCTTGTCAGCTTTAAAGGAATTAATCGTCTTTTGTTTAAAAACCTCTGTAAGCCCACTTCTATTCATTTTTTGGATACTTTGCTTTTTAGCTAAACACTTACAAGGTACTGCTACCTCGTAACCATGTTCATCTGTTTTAAATGTATATCCCTTATCTTCACATATAGGGCAGTCATAGTGCATATCTTCTACTTTACAATTTTGTTTCATTCGATTAAGAATATTTATTAGATCTTGGTCCATTAATTGCACCCCCATTCTTCTAATTTGCGTAACATTTCTAATGCCTCTTCATCTAGTTCATCATCATTAGATGTTGTTTTAGGTTTATCTAAGAAGTCGAATTTACCTTGTTGTTTTGGTTTGTCTTGTCCTTGCTGTAATTTGTATGCCTGTAATTGGTCGTATGTTGTTATATTTCTATCTGTCCAGTTATTTATTATCCCCTTAAGGTAGCCTAGATTTGTTTTACCTCTTTCTGTACATATTTCTATTGCTCTCTTAAAAAGTGGATAATCTATTTCATCACTTATATCTATAAGCCATTGAGCTGTTAGTTGGTTTACCATGCCTATATTCTTTTCATATAAGTTAGTAAATTGTTTTAAATCATTACCTACTAACTTACTTACATTTTTTTCAGGAGATGCTGTATCTTCTTTTTGTTTTTCTTTTTCTTTTTCTTTTTCTTTTTCTTTTTCTTTTTCTTTTTCTTTTTCCCCCGAGTCTATAGCTAGACTATCCAAGTCTTTATTTAGACTATTATTACTGTTTTTATAGTCTTTAGATACTGTATCGATACTGTATCCATAGTCTATACATACTTTATATAAATAATCTTTATAGTCTTTGCTTTTTATCTTTTCAATCTCTTTCAAGATACAGTTTCTAACTTTAGGAGATTTAGAGAAGTTAAATTTATGCCAGTTTTTTATAAGTATTTCTTTTGTTTCTTCGTTGTAATTTATTTTTCCGTACTCTTCAAATCTTTTTAGCAATTTTTGTACTGTTTCTCTGTTATACCCTGTTTGCATTTCTATAACTTTACAAGGTAACTCGTAGCATCCACATTGTGTTGTTCTAGAGTTACTTAGAAGGTATAAATAGAAATACTTTTCTTCTGGAGTTAAATCTAGAACAAATCCATCTTCCCAAAAGTCTACTTGTATTGCTCTATACTTCGCCATATTCCTCACCTTCTTTGTCTATAACAATAACTATTGCTGGACCTTCTACCTCTAAATCCATACCTACATCACTTCTTAATCTATCTATTTCCACGCCTTCTCTAGTTGCTAATTCATTTACTAATTCATCTATTGTAAAACTTTTAAGTATGTTATTATCCATTCTTATTCACCTCATTTCTTTACTCTGGGAAGGGGATTTCTCCCCCGCCTAGCTACATATCCATTACTTGTTGCCCTTCTATTTGTTGATTTTCAGTTTCTATTGATTCATCTGATATCTCTGTAAAATCAGCTTCTATTCCTTCATCTTCTATTAAACTCATATCATCTGATATTTCTGTTTTAACTGTTTCGTCCATGCTTGTAGCTTTTTGTAATTCAATGCTTAGTGGGGCATATTTTAGAAGTTGTTTTATTACTGTTTTCTTTGCCATTGCATCAAAGTCTGTTTGCCATGGACCACTGTTGTATGTTTTTGAAAATCTTTTTGCGTGTTCTAAGACTTCATCTTTTGTCATAAATATAAAACTGTTACCTCCAGTATCTAAATGATATACTGCATAATAACCTATAACTTCCCCTCTATCACCTTTTAAAAGTGGTTTATGAGTTAATGTTTGATTAAGTCCATAATCTATGTCAAAAGTGTCATTTTCTCTAACTTCATGTGCATATAGAGTTTTGATTTTTCCACTTCTTTGTGCTAATTCTAGTAAACCTTTATAGCCTATTTGAAATTGAACTTGTTTTCCATATGGTATTAAGTAAGCTTGTCCTAATGGTGTATTAGGTTCTAATCCTAATTGTGCTGATTGCATCATTGCTGCTATAAAACTCATTGGATCGCATTGTTGTAATTTTGTATTATTACTAAAGGCTGTTAATGCTACTCTTTGGAATCTTTCACTACTAACCATACTTGGAAGTGCTTTTTGTATTTGCCCTCCCATTTTAGTTAGCAGTTGTTCCATTCCTTTACTTGGACTTGCTTTTTTAACTTGATTAGTGTTATTAGCTTTATTTTGCAATTGATTTTTTAAACTTGTCATTTTCAAAACCTCCTATTTAATACTGAATTTTCTAAAACTACTTGTTTTCATATATCGTTCTGCTATATTAGGCAACTCTTTTTTAAGCTTTTTACTATCTATCAAACTTCTGCTTTGAGATTTCCAAGTTGCTTTTCTATCTCCTATTTTTGCTACTTCGCAATCTTTCATTTCAGATTGTATTTCTTGCTCTATAATTTTCTTTTCGTTATCTAATGCTTTAATATCTGCAACTATTTCATCATAGCGATTAAGCTTATCTTTGGCATTTTTTATAAAATTTGTTATGTCTATTTCTTCTTTTCTTGAGCTTGGATATTTTTCTTTTAAATACTCACTATATGCATAAGAACCATCTGGAACAGGTATTTCATCTTTTAACACATTATTTTCCCAAAAGTCTTTTTCTATTTTCATCAAGTAATCTATAGTTTCTTGATCTCTTTCAAGTTTGTACCATTTAAACTCTTGATTACCTATTAATGCAGCTATATAACAATGAGTTGCTCCTGTTATAGCCATATAGTGTAAACATTGTATTTCATAGTGTGCTGGGATTCCATTTTCCCAGTCTTTTGCAGCATAGCTATTAGTAGTTTTACATTCTAAAAATGCTTTTTCTCCAACTATAGCTCTATCTATATTTGCAAATGCGAAAGGATATTTTTCATTAACTAATATGCCGTTTAAATTTCTAACTTTTAAGCCAGTTTCTTCTGTAAATAATTCAGCTACAAACCCCTCTAATCTATTTCCTAATTCCATTCTGAAACTTTTCACTTCTTTTACTTCTTCTTGTTTTTTGTCTATGTAAACTTGTACTGCTGTTTTCCAAGGATTTATTCCAGCTACTGCACTAGCATCTGAACCGCCTATACCTGCTTGTCTATGTTTAAGCCATTCTTCTTTTGACATCCCTTTTGTAGATACTAATATTTCTGAATCTAAAAATTTTCTACTCATTTTTTCCCTCCTGTGATATACTTAAATTAAATAATTTTATTTTTTAAAAATATATATTTCTGTAAACTCTCTAGCGCCAACTAGAGAGTTTTTTATGTCTAATACATTTTCTCCCAGTCGCATTTTGAATGTATTAACTCTATAAGTTGTTTTACAGTCATGTTTGGATATTTGCTTGCTAAGTAATTTAGTACCTCTGGTGTACATTTCATATAATCACCTCCTTTTATACTGCTCCAGCGCTTTCTTCTTGTGCTTGTAGGTAATTATATTTTGCTATTTCGTAAAACGCTTTCTTTATATCTTTTAATATTACTGCTCTTTCCTCTTCTGTAAGCCCTACTGGAGACATCATAATTACTTTTGCTCTGTCGTTTTCATACTCATGTGTTACTTTATATTCCATCTAAGCACCCCCTTAGTAAAAATATGCTGTCTGAAATTTGTCCTATTCGTGTATGCTTTTCCACCATGCTCCTAGGAAAAACCCTACTGAAAAAACTATACTTGCTACTATGTATTTCATTACCATAATTACCTCCTTATTGCTCATCACTAAAGAATAGTTTTACAAAATCAACTTCTAATACTTCTGCAACTTTTTTTAAATTTTGTACTAACATGGTATCAATTTCTCCTTTTTCTATTTTCACTATTGTATTTTGACAAACTCCGCAAAGTTTAGCTAAATCTCTTTGACTAAGTCCTTTTTTTATTCTTGCTATTTTTACGTTCATACCGTTATTCATACATTTCCCCCTATCTGCTGTAATCAACTATTGTGTGATTACCTTGTTTTCTAAGTAAAGCAAACTTGTTTTGTATTTTATGATACATCTTTATTTCTTGTTGGAATGGAGTTATAATGCTCCATTCTTCTTTATAACCTCTAGCTCTTAAAATATCACTTACTATTTCTACTTCTTTTCTGTAAAAATGTTCTGTTCCTGTGTATATCGCCATATTTAGTTACCCCCTAAAAGCCCTCTTTCGTTAACTTCATTTAATAACTGTTCATCTGTATATTGAGATAAAATTTGTTTTACCTTTTGATTTTCTTTTTCTAACTTTTTATAGTATTTTTGAACCCTTTCCTCCATTGCTTTATTTGTTATAAACTCTACATGTTGCACACAATAATTAAGAACTATTGTCATAAATTCATCATCATTTATTTTTGGATCTATCCCTGATATGTCGTCTATGTATTCGAATCCTTCGTCAGAGCTATCTCCTATATAAACCTTTATGTAGTAAGGATATCTTTCGTCTAGTGCAAATTTAAGACTTCCAGCCCCTATTTCTATCACTCTAACATTTGCTCTCTCTATTCTTATGTCTCCCAAATAAGTAAATCCAATTTTTTTATTATCCTCCATATTTAATCCTCCTAATTATAAAAATCTGATTTTGTAACTTCGTTAACTGGTAATCCTAACTCTAATTGCTTGTTATGATCTTTTATTAATCCATCTTTTATAAGAAGTAATCTAAAGGTTTCTTTACCTCTAGGAGTTATAAGTGTTTGTGTGTCGCTATGTCCCCAAGCAGTTGTAAATTCTTTTAATTCAAAGTACTTCATCTTATTTGCATAAGGTTTAATTTTTCTTTTTTTATCTCTGTAGCATAAATTCTTTTGAATTAACCACTCTGTAAAAGTTCTTTCTTTTATTCCTAATTCTTTAGCAGTATCTCTTATATTTGTAAGTAAGTTGTTATCTACTAAAGCATCAAAATACTCTGCCTTTGGAGCCATTTCTCCTATAACTTCGGACTGTTTTTCTATAACTTTTGTTTGTTGTTGATTTTCTATTACTAATTTTTCTTTTTCTTGATATTCAAGTATCCAACGTTTTGCTCTTTCTACTGGATTTTCTATCATATAAGAAGGTGTATTTTGTTCTTTTAATGTTTTTTCCATTTCTTCGAATCTATCCATATATCTAGCGGTAAATAAGTTACCTTTTGTTCCAGTACTTTTATGTGCTAGAAATTCACAACCTAATTTTGTAATTTGAAACTCTCTGTATGTTTTGTTGTTACCTGGAACTTTATAAGTTCCTTCTATCCAATATTTTTGAGAACGGATTTTTCCGTTTTCAAAATCTTTATTTATTTTTTCTATCTTTTCTAATAAGTCACTATGTCTAACCTCCATCATTTCAGCTACTTCTCTTGATGATACTGTTTGCACTATTCTTTCTACTGTTTTGTTCATTTCGTTTATGTAATCCATATTTCAACCCCCTCATTATAAAGATAAGTTTATTTTTTGATTTTTATTATTCAATTTGTTTGGTTCTTCTGTAAAAAAAATTTCCTCTATTGTTAAACCGAATAAGTCAGATATTTTTTTTGCTTCTTTTAATGTAAAATCCTGTTTACCATTTTCTTTTCTACAGTAACTCATAGGGCATATACCTAATTTTTCTGCCACTTGAGATTGAGTTAAATTGTTAAACTTTCTATATGCCTTAATCATCATCTTTTTTCACTTCCTTTCTGTTTATACTTATATAATATTAAACTTTTCTTTATAAGTCAAGCATTTTCTAAACAAATTTTTATATTTTCTAAACAAATATTATTTCGAAGTAAACAAAATATTATAATTGCAAGGAGTGTGCCACTTTTTGTATAATATAAATATGTAGGTGCTAGTAACATATTTATTCATTTACGTCAATGTAATTTTGAAGGAGCTGAATAGAAGGAAAATCAATGCTTAAACAAGGAGAAATTTTAAAGAAGCTACGAATAGAAAGAGATTTAACCCAAGAAGAGTTAGGAAAATATATAGGAGTATCAGGCCAAAGTATTAATAATTGGGAAAATGACAGAAGGAAGTATGATTTAAAAGCTATACTAAAGCTTTCAGATTTTTTTAATGTAACTACTGATTATTTATTAGGTTTATCAGAAGATAAAAAACCTATAGAGGATATAACAGAACGCCAAAAGAAAGCTATAAGAATGACTGATCAATTAACAGATGAGCAATTTAAATCTATTTTAGAAATGGTATTAAGTTTTAAAAAGGACTAGGAAAAACTCCTAGTCCTTTTTTATATCGATTTACTTTTCTTCATTATTTGCTTTTTTTATTTCTTTTTCGGTAAGTTGTATGTATAACTCTAAATGGTTTTGACCTAATAATTTTATTATTTCATCTCTTTCTAATATATTTTGCATGTTGCCCCCCTAATTCATTTTTATAGAACGTTTGTTCTATATATTCTTTATCTATATTATATACGATTTTTTATAATATAGCATTTAAAATGTTCCGAAATACTTATAATATATATTATACTACCAACTAATAAATAAAAAGAGGTGTTTTGGCATTTTTTAGTATAAAACTCTGTATAATATGCTACAATTTAAGAAAAATATAAATAAGAAAAATATAAAGGGGGATAAATATGAGTAAAAAACAAATTGATGAAACTAAAAAGAAAGGATTTTTTAGACGACACAAAATATTAACAATAATTCTAATATTATTTATAGTTATAATAGGCATCAGTTCTTGTAATAGTGAGGATACTGGTTATAACGCTATAGATATAAATACATTAGAAACTAAAGATGTTATGAATGGTATTAAAACAGAAAAAATAGGAGAATGTGAAACTGTAAATTGTGATAACACTAAACTTACAGATGAAGAACTTATTAAATTTTATAAAGAATATATAAAAGATAAAGATTATAATTGGGTACAAATCATGTTCTCTGATGGTACTGGTTTACATTTTGCAGGTTCTAGTTATGTATTTACATATAGCACTATAGACGAAGAAAATGGTGCCACTAATACCAAAGGTACTGGTTATATAATAACAGATGAAGGTGAAGATAAAGAACGTGTAGAATATGAAGGAGAAGATTACACAAAATAGAAATAAATAATATAAATAAACATCAGGGCAGTTAGCAGCTGCTCTTTTTAATTAGGAGGGAATGAAATGAAAACATGTATATACCTTAGAAAAAGCCGTGCTGATGAAGAACTAGAGAAAAAAGAAGATGTTGATACACTTGCTAGGCATAGGAGTACATTATTAGAAATTGCTAAAAAGCAGGACCTTAATATAGTTGAAATAAAAGAAGAAGTAGTTAGTGGAGACAGTATTGCAAAACGCCCCAAAATGATACAACTATTAGAAGAAGTAGAAAATAATACATATGATGCTGTATTGTGTATGGATATAGATAGACTTGGCCGTGGAGATATGCAGGACCAAGGAAAAATTATAAACACGTTTAAGGAAAGTAATACATTAATTGTTACACCAGATAAAATATATAATCTGAACAATGACTTGGACGAGGAAATGACAGAGTTTAAAACTTTCTTTGCCCGTAGGGAATTAAAAGTAATAACAAAGAGAATGCAAAGAGGACGTGTAAAAAGTATAGAAGAAGGTAATTTTATAGGTTCCGTTGCACCTTTAGGATATAAATTTGAGTACGATAAATTTGGAAAAAGACATATGGTAATAGATGAAGAAACAGCGCCAGCAATAAAACTTATATTTGATATGTATCTAAATGGTGAAGGTTCTTTTAGAATAATGAAAAGGTTGAACACTTTAGGCTACAAAACAACTGCTGGTAAAGATTTTACAGAATGTGCAGTTAGAAGAATTGTAAGAAACCAAACCTACTGCGGTTATGTAACATGGTTTGAATATAAAAGAAAAGGGACTAAGACAAGAAAGAATAAAGAAAGTGATGTGCTAGTGTGCAAAGGGAAACATCAGGCTATTATAAGTGAAGATGATTGGAATAAAGCACAAGAAATAAGAAAAGGTAACCAAATAACTGCTAAGAAAAGTGATAGAAAGTTAATTAATCCACTTGCTGGTTTAATTAAATGTTCTTGCTGTAAACACACAATGGTAGCATCTTATAATACAGTTAAGGAAGGACCAGTACTTTATTTGCGCTGCAAACAATGTTATGAGGTAGGTTCTTCTAGGTTAGATCTAATAGAAGAAGAAATCATAAACATCCTAAAAATAAAATTAAAAGAGATTAAAGATGAATTAGATAATACAGAAATAGAAGATAGAGAAAATAAGCAATTAGAGATGTTACAAAATACTTTAACTACTTTAGATAAAGAAAAAACAGAACTAGATAAGCAAAAAGACAGATTGCACGACTTACTAGAAAGAGGTATATATGATGTAGATACTTTTTTAGAAAGACAACAGACTTTGGCAAATAAGAAAGAGGAAATAGAAACTGCTATAAAAGGTACTAAAAAGCTGCTGGAGGTAGAAGTTAGTAGAGATATTGACTATAAAGAATTAGCACAAAATATAGAGTGTGCTATAGAAAGTTACGAAAATACAGATAATATAGAGTTGAAAAATAAGGCTTTAAAAACTGTTATAAAGGAAATTTTATATTATAAAGAAAAAAAGAGATTTGCACAGTTTACTTTGGAGGTTAAATTTAAAATATAACAGGTATCAACATACGGATTATTGTTTGTCTGTCCCATGATACATGTAGAATTACCCCATAAAAACATCTTTATTACATTATACAATAAAAGGCTAAGGAAAATAACTTCCCTAGCTTTTTAATCTATAACGCATAATCATAATTAAATATTTATTATAAAATCATTTATTGTCGATAATTTATTGGAAAATATTCCTAATATGTTGTTGTATTTTAAATGATAACATGATAACATATAATTAGATAGAGAGAAAGGAGTAAAAATGAAAAGAAGTTCACAAAAACAGATATTAGTTAGAGTAGATGAAGAGACTAGAACTAAATTGAAACTTAAAGTCGTAAAAGAAAATACATCTATTCAAGAAGTTTTAGAAAAAGCTATACATGAATATCTAAATAATAATAAAGACAAATAAAAAGATATCCCCCTACCGTCCAAAGTAACAGGATATCTTCCAAAAATAGAGAACTTATAAAAACTTCTCTATCATATTATAAATTCTCTAAAGATAAAAATCAATAGGAGGTTAGATAATATGAATGAATTAATGGATTTTGAAGGAAACAAAGTAGAAGTGTTTGATTTTAATGGTGAAATTTTATTTAATCCTTATCATGTAGGAAAATGTTTAGATTTGACTGATGTAACCGTTAGAAGACATATACAAGATATGAACGAAGATCAAGTTATAAAATTAACTAATTTTAATGTTCAAGATATGAACTTTAGAAAATTACATAATACTGGCGAAAATTTCTTAAAAGAAGCTGGAGTATATAAACTTATATTTAAATCAAGAAAACCAGAAGCAGAAAGATTTCAAGATTGGGTTACAGATACAGTACTACCTTCTATAAGAAAAACAGGGGAGTATTCAACTAAAGGCATAAATAAAGACGATTATATAAAAGAAATAGATATAGCAAAAGCAGAATTAGAGTTAACAGAAATAGTTGCAAAACTTTTAAACCTAAATGATAGCAGTAAACTTTTATTAGCAACTACTGTATATGAAAATCATAACATACCAACTAATATATTACCACAATATACAAAATCTGAAAGTAGAATATTACCAGTATCAGATTTATTAAAAAAGAATTATATAAATATGAGTGCAATAGCCTTCAATAAATTACTTATTGAAAAAGGTATTTTAAAGGAATGTACAAGAAAAACTTCTAATGGAGGAAATAAGAAGTTTAAAATGTTAGTTGATACAGAATGGGGCGAAAATCTAGTTAATCCAAAGTGCCCAAAGGAAACACAACCAATGTATTATCAAGATAAATTTTCAGAATTGCTTAAAATAGTTTTATAATTAAAATAAAGAGGAGGATTAAAATGAAAGAAGTAAAAAACCAAAATAAAGTTATATGCCCTAAATGTGGCAAAGAAGCAACATTAACAAGTCGTGCAATGATTTCTGTATCATATGCTATATTAAGTATATTAGGATTAAGTGTATCTGTATGGATTCCGATTTTCGGTTGGGTATGTGCGCCGATTTTCCTAATAATAGCAATCGTATTTTCTGTACGTGCTATAACTACAGGTGGGGCTATAATAAAATGTAATCATTGCAATAGCGAGTATATTCTAAATAAAGATGAATATAAAGAATATAAACATTAAAGTAAATAATAATATAAAAAAAATAAAGGCTAAGGAAAATAACTTCCCTAGCCTTATTTTACACTATAAATAACATAGCACATAATACACCAATACCAAAGTATGCTATACGCCCTGCCACTTCTAAGATAATTTTATTCATGGCCGACACCTCCTTTTAATCGGAGTATAGGCCTATTATTATACTTTTATACCTATTTTTCTATTAATTGTACATACTTTTTAGATGCGGTTATATAAACACCTGATTTCAATTTATACATATCTGTTCCTGTTCTTTCTATTTTTTCAACAACAGTATATACTCCTCCTTTTTTAACTACGCCGATTACACTTGCATCAGTAAAATCAGCTGCACTACGTATATTTACGTCTTGAAGAACTCTTAAATATTGTGTTTTATTTCCTACCACATCAGGAACTACTGTGACCTTACCTTTTCCATTAGTACAATTTACAACTTTATCTAAGCTGACTTTACCTGCTTTTACGTTATAACAGTCTAATCTGAATTGTTCATATTTATCTGGGTTATTTACCATATATATTGGGCATAATTTGTAGGCTCTACCGACTACGTCTGTATGTCTAATTATATCTTTTTTTGGATTAAGTCCCTTATTAGCACATAACCAGGCACATAAGTGAACCATGCTTTTATAAGTAGCATCTGTGTAATGATTGTCTTTTCCTGTAGTGGCCACTTCTACGCCTATTGCATATGCGTTAGCGCTATTGGTACAATAACATTTTTCCGTAATCGGGATTAATTGATATATAGTTCCATCAAGGTCAATGACGAAATGAGCGGATGCATAGATATATTTTCCGTTGACTCTATATCCATTCGCTACGACATTGTTGAAATAATTCACAGTATTGATTCCAGGTACTTCCGCCTGTCCTGTATAGTGTATTGCTACTTTCGTATAATTTAATTTTGTTCCTGGTCTACCATATTTATTTCTTTTTTGCCATTTTTCTACTATTGTTGGCTTATTCATAAAATATCAAATCCTTTCTAATCTAAAATAATAAAGTGCTTTAAAAAACGACCTTACAGTTAGCTTTCTAAGCACTTTCCAAAATATTTACCTTATGTTTATACCTATTTTTCTATCAAATTCTTAAAAGCTTGGTGTAAGCCCGTAGAGGCTAATCCACTAAATAAACCACCTAATATAACCTCTGGACTAATACCACCACTTATCCATACGTTTAAAGCACATCCTAAAAGTGCCATAATGCAAGGTATATATTTATTTTCTATAAAACTAAAACTTGTTTTAATTACATATCCTATACATACACAAATACCAACTACAACTAAAACTAAATAGTTGCCTAATAAATTTAAATCAAACATATTTACCTCCTATTTAAATAAATTATTTTGAATTGCATAAAAGAAAAAACTAACCAATGCTGTTATAATTGCATAAGTTAGTTTATTTAAGTTGCTTGCTAATTTATCTATGGTGCTACATAAATTATCTAATTTTACTGTCATTTCTGCTTGCCTATTTTCTATCTTATCTAGCCTATCTGAATGATTATTAATTCTTTGTTCGTGTATTTTTACTTCGTGTTCTAGTAGTTCTTCATTCATAAGTAGCTCCTTTCTGTAAATAAAAAGAGCAGCTAAATTAATAACTGCTCTGCGATCTTGTTTGTTGACTGTTTAGTCTCCAATTTCTAATATAATTTTCTTATTTTTATAGTCGAAAGTCTTTTTTAGTTTACATACAAATTCACCATCTGTAACTTCATCGCAATATAATAATCCATATAAATCTTCATTATAAGTTATACCGAAAAGTTTTTCTACATCCTCACTAGTGTATTTAACTTCGACTTCAAACGTTGTAAGTGTTGTCCCTTTCCAGAAAACAACTTTTAAATTTTTATCCATTATTTTCAACCCCTTTCTACCATAAATAGTATAGAAAAAAGTTAGATTTTGCAATAAAATAGGGAAATTTAAGTTCGCAATCATTTTTAACTAAGACAACATTTTTTTCTTATAATTTATCGCAACGTTTAAATAATCAAGCGTTGTATCTATGCATGTATATTCTTCATAATCAAGATTTATTTTATTTTTTACTTTTTCAATTATTTCATATGCTTTTCGTAATTCTTCTCTTTTATCTTCTTCTAACAGAATATACTCTTCGTTCATAATTAAACCTCCTTTTAATTATTAAATATCTATTTCTAAATCATATTTAATCCAATTTATAAAACTTGACACATCTTCAATTCCATATCCTTGTTCTAATGAATTTTCAGATAAAAATTCTTCCCTAATTAATCTACTTAGAAATAATCTAAATTCATTTTCTGATAAATTTAATAAATATTCTTTAATATCTTCTTTTGAGTGATTAATTCCACTATCTGTTGCTCCAGTATCATAAGCGAATCTTTCCAATATTTTATCTTTCATAATATAATCTCCTTTCTAATTTTTAAATGGTGTACCTTTATACTCCACCATATCGCAAAACTAAGTACGCAATATTTTTATTTCGTTTACGGTATCTATTTGCCCTTTTGATTAAGTATTTTCAATGGTTTGAAGTTGTACGCACATCTTTATACACATTATTGCGAACTAAATTCAAACTCTTTTATTCGTCTGCAACTATCCATTCGTTGTTTTTATCAAAACTCCACCCATCTTTACCTACTATTTCTAAAATTTCTTCTAGTGTTAAATCTTCTAATGGATGCGGAGAATATACGCCATTAGATATGTCTTCTATTCTAAATATATAATTGTATATACTATAATTTGGATACTCTTCATTTAAATTATTAAAACTTATAAAATCCCACCCACATGGATGTATTAAGTTCTTATCAATCCCTTTAGCATTATCATAATACACATATATTCCATTTTCAAAAAAACTAGACCCTTTATACATTTCGCATAAATAATCATCATTTGGGAATTTATCCATATTATTCCTCCTTAATAAAAAACAGACACTTATTCAGTGTCTATTAGATCTTTTAATTTACCTTCTTTTTTTAGCTTTTTAAATTCTTCAAATTCTTTTTCTTCTTCTATAAATTCTCTCATCTTAGCTTGTAAAAAAGGCGATAAACTTATTCCTTTCCTACAGGCATATTTATAAAATTCTTCATACAGTTCTTCTTGCATTGTTACATTTACTCTTTTTAAAGCCATATACTTACACCCCTTTGTTTGAAGTGTAAGTTATTTATGGCCTTTTGGCAACACACATTGTTATATGTTAATATGTATTAAGGTGTGTAAGTGTGTGTAAATGTACACAATATTTTTAAATTGCGAACTAAATTCTAATCTGTTACATATTAATCATTTACTAATTCAGTACTTAAATTCCCGTCATTATCAACTTTCAATCTATATTTAG